ATTAGTCGCGGCAGTCCATGACACTGCCTGACGCGCGTACCCGGGCGTGGTGAGCTCCGGAAGCACGGCAAGATCAGCGTCATCCGCAAAATTGGCAGTCAATAGGGCAAGATAGGTGGTTCTCGGGGCCGTGTAATCAAGCTGAACCCCGGTCACATAGTCCACCAAAATCTTGCAACCCCATGCTGAAGGATTACCCGGCATTGGCCACCTTCTGGAAAAGCTCAGTAAACTCGGGGACAGTCAACGCGATCGTGCGAACCGCGCCATCCGTCGTCTTAAATTCAGCAGTCACAGTGTCCTTGTCCACCAGGCCAAGACCAGGAGTACCCGGGGGGTGAATTCCGGTTACGGTGACCACCGTGCCAGCGTGCAAATAACCCGGCCCCTCACCGAAATCACGCTTCAAACGGTACTGGTCACCAACAGCAGGATTCTTAGCAGCCATCAATGAAGAACCAGACCCTTCTCGTCAAGGTGCCGGTACACCCACTCAGGAACCACGTAAGTATTACCGCGATAGAACGTGAACGTGTTTCCCTGACCGATAGTGACATCAACAAGATCGGTGTTCACCTGCAGCTTGCGAGTTGGCGTATTAACGGTGACCTTGCCGACCTTGATCTCGGTGTCACTCGCGGGAGTAGGCAGCTCGTTAATCGTAGTAATCTGCCCAGCCCGCTCAGCGAGCTTATCCGCGTACTCCTGGGCCAGCTTCTCAGCCTTCTTACCCGTAACATCAAGCGGGCTCTTACTCGACCTAGCCAAGATATTCTCCGTTAAATCCGCACCAAATACCCTACGAATTCAAGTGTTATGAAGCTCAGATTGAGGATGTGAATCCAGGGTGGGCCCACCGCAATTCTTGAGGGTTAGCCCACCCGTTTTCTCAGTTGGTTTCGAGAACGCACACAGCCTGGTCGGTGATAAGCCCCCAACCGAAAATTGAGTACCACGCAAGCGCGTGTTCACGGCCAAAGTCGAGCACACCGCCATCCCGTAGCTCCACAGGGAGTGCGATGGCGTGCCCGAAGGCGTTGTCACCAATGATCACAGACTGATAAACAGGGACCTGCTCCTCCGGCGCAGCCTGCGGATCATTGACAATCTGGCGGACCTGCGTGGTCTCGATGAACGTAACATCGTCGATCCTGCCGATCTCGCCCAGAGAAAACATTCCCGGCTGCGCGTACTTGGTCATCTCAATCCAAGTCGGGTCGTCGCGCAGACGCCGCGACTGGTGCGGATGAACAAAGCAAACATACGAGTCACCAAGGCGCGGAACATTCTTGGACGCCAGCGTTTCCACAGCGTCCTTCACAAGCGCCGTAGTAAAGTGGTAATCACCCGTCAGACCAGCCCGGGTGGTGGCGTGCTGACCACGGTCGTACGGCGAAATAGCGGTACGATCGCTCAGCGAATACTTGTTGTACCCATAAAGCACGGACGACGCCTGGAGAAGGGTGTCTCTCGCGCACTCATCCAAGTACATCGCGAGGTTTCGCCCGAGCAGACGCGACGCAGTAGCCATAACGTCGTCAAAGGACGCGTTCAGCAGCAGCTCGGAAACCGCAACAGCGTAACCATGCTCAGCAACAGTAATGCTGAACTGGTTAGCGGTGAGAGCGGCGGTCTGCATCCGCACACCCTCAACGAGCTGGCTAGCCTTCCCCAGGTTGTTGTAACGGGTGAAGTTAATGGTAAGTCCAGGCTGTACCCCGAGCTCCGTCTTCTTAATAGCGAACTGTTCGAACCGGAGAATCGGCAGGGCCTGGAAAAGGATCTCCTTAGACCAGATGGTCTGGATCACGGGCGACAGCGTAGAATTCGGGCCCGTGTACGCAGTAGGCGATGCCGAAAGATATGGAGTACCGGTAATCGCGCTCACTTAGACACCTCAATTACTGGAACATCCCACCGTTAACTCGGCGGTTACCGAACACGTGCGGGCGGATCTTCTCCGCGTATTCCTTCAGGGACATAGCCTTGATATCTTCTGCGGTGTACGTCTTCGTCCCCGTCGGATTATTCAGGGTCGGATCAACGCCATATCCGGTGGGGGAGACGCCGCGCATGTTCTGGGCCATCGCAGCCTGAGCAGACAGCAGCGAGTTCGTGATCGCCTGGGTCTTCTCCTTGAGGCGGGCGATACTCTCCTCGATCTCCTCAGCGGTGTTACCGGTGATGAAATCAAGGAGTTCAGGCGCGATGTTGTCGCGCTCCTCGTTGATTCGCTGCTGCTTGTACCGCTCCAGCTCAGCGAGCTGCTTCTCCTTCTCAAGGAGAGCCCGCTCCTCTTCACGCTCCCGCTGGATCCGCTCAAACTGCTCCTGCCACTCGGCAGTACGACGCTCAAGAAGCTGACGGAGCGACATCTGCTCCTCTTCCGCCTGCTTCTTCGCCTTCTCAGCAGCTTCCTGAGCTTCGCGAATCTGCCGCTCCTTCTCCTGCCGCTCGCGCTCCCGCTCCGCAAGGACCTCTTCAAGCTGCTTGCTCATCGCGGAAAGCCGCTCCTCCGCCTGAGCAAGCCGGTTGTAGAGCTTGCTCTTCTCCTCCTGCCGGACACGCTCAATGTCCTCGGCAGTGAAGATCGGTCCCTTGCTGGCCTCCGGAGCCTGAGGCGTTGAATCCGGCACAGTCACCTGGTTCTCGTCAATCGTCACACTCTGCGTCATTGGCACGAATCCTTAAGCTGTCTCGTTGTCCGGGTTCCGGCGGCTCGGCTGCTTATAACCGAACGCCTGTGTCACGAGTTCTGTATAGATCTCTCTTTCGATTCCGGACGCCACGGTTGCTTGATTAGCTACCGGGTTTTCCGGAGCGGGAACCGTAGATCCCGAATTCGTACCCGAAGACGGTCCCCCGGTATTTCCATTTTGCATGGAAATACCTGTCGATTGCACAATAGCACGATCTATCAAAGCATTTAGCATTTCGAGAGCGCCATTTTCCAAGACATCCTTACGGCGCTCCTCGAAAATCTCGTTGGCCTTCTCATCCGGGAACTCATTCCCAAGCTCTTCAAGAGCCCCCCGCCTGCTCTCCAGGCCGAGGTCCATCTTCATCTGGAGCTCATTGAGCTTGACCAGCTTGTCCACCGGGAGCGGGGGCGGCCAATGACACTCGGTCTGGTAAGCAACCGGGTCATCGGGATCCACCTCAAGCGGCTGGCCTTCCTCTATAATCCCGCTGGTCTCCGGGTCATACTTAAGCGTTTCCGGCTCGAAATGCCACAAGGTGCGAAGAATCAACTCATTAATCTTCTGAATCCCGGCGCTATAGGTGGGGATCTTCATCTCACGCCGGGCAACCAGCGGACCATACTGAATCGCCAGCGCCACACCAGAGGTGTTGCTGATCGGCTGAATCTGCCCCAGCGCTGTTTCAGGTACACCCGTCATCTCATGCATCGCCCTCTTGAGGCGATCCAGAAATTCCAGCGGGTACCCGAGATCAACCGCGTTCTCCAGGTTGTAAACCTTCGCCTCAGTTGATGGGATAGCCCAAATCTGGCGCGGGCTGCGGATCAGGTTGTCCGGTTTAGCACCAGTGACAACCGTCACCGGGGCAGAGTGGTAGTTGATGATGTCCGAGATCTCAGTCGCCTTCTCGTTGTACTCCCGGTTGATCGGAAGCACGTTCTCAATATCAGACAACCCCCAGGGAGAACCTGAGATCTTGATATTCGGGATGTGAACGACCGGGATCATCCCCAGGGGGTTCGGCCGGGAGTCGATCAGCTCATCATTGATGTATTCTTCAATCTTTTCATCGGTCAGGATCTCCGTGTATGTGAAGACCTGCCGTGTGCCTTCCAGGGTGGTGGTCCAGAAGCGGTACTTGAGCTTGAACCGGACAAGCCTCTCCCCGTCATGCGGATGCCACTCCGGGAAACACTGGGAAGACGCGAGAGGAAGAATCCTCACCCGGCCGGGATGCCAATTGCCAGCAGGATCCTGGTAGGGCGGATCGTAGGCGACCTTGACGAAAGCATCTCCTGTAACAGAACCCTGCTGGCCGATTTCCTTGAGAACAAGCGCCTTATTGTTGTCAACCTCCCACACCCGGCTCAACAGGGCGGGGACGATATGGCTGTACTTCTTCGGGCACTTGAAGTAGACGCCCTTACCGAATGTGAAGTGGTTGATGTAGTCGGCTAGCGCCTGAACATAGTTGAAGGTGAGCTGGCTTTCACCGAACTCGCGGCGATGCACCCAGTGAAAGCCCAGGTAGAATGCCCAGTTTCGCGCGTACCTGGCCAGGCGCGGGCCGTGAACCTCAAACTCTTCATCCGATAGCTCTACCAGGCCAAGCGGGGAAATGCTGACCGTGAGCTGACTTCCCAACGCCTGGTAGGTTGGCGGGTAAAACGCGAGTGTCACCTAATTTGCACCCCTTTTTTGACGGCAAAAGGCGCACACACAGGAAATCATCTGGTAAAAGG